CTATTTTTTTCGTGTCCGGAAGTTAATCCGTTGCGCGTAACTTTCCATATCGCCCCCTAGAGCTTCTATTTCCTGTAACATGTCCAGATATAGCCTTGCCTGCGCAGGAAGTGCTTCACGGCCATTTTGAAGGTCTACAGGGGCACGGATTAAGATATCATCAAACACTGGTATATTATCACTGCAAAAAGTATACTCAATACGTGTTAACTCGTAATCCAGATGCTGTTCAACCTGCTTATCATAAATCTTACAATACCCATGCTTATGACGCTGACCAAAATATCTTGTACCCTTATAAAGACCTTTTTCTTTTCTGCTTCCAAGGACTACAACATCACTTAAAGGACATTTTATATCCACGGCATAATCATATCTTACTAAATAACCATCTTTACAATTATTACGGATATACCGGATCACTGCTTCCATAAGCGGCGTGCCGTCATGCTTATTAGGATTCACTTTAAAACGCATCACATCCAGTTCCAACCATGAACCATGAACTTTATCATAATGACTGTATTTTCCAAGACTAAATGTGAATCCGTCATACCAGATTAAGTTCCGGTAATACTCATACCGGAATGACGGGAGCATATCCAATTTAGAACCGGAATCCTGAATAAACCCAAATGGCGCCAATACGTCAAAAAGAAGAGTAGTCGCCAGTTTATAAGGACAGGTCAAATAATAATCCACGATGATATTATCAATCGAATGAGTAAACCCATAGGAATCTACATACTCATTTTGATACGTAAAACCACCACCTTTATTGTATCTGAATTTCAAACAATTCAATCACCAATTCTTACGAAATTCTTACATCATTGTATTTATACAATGAAATCCCGTTATTAAGTAGCGGGATTTCATTTTCAGATAATTTCCGGCAGGAGGTCGGCCGTGCCAAGCTACGGCCGCTCACCTGCCTTTCTGAACAATCCGAAGAATGCCTTTAGTAATTCGAAGACCTTGAACAGACCTAAGAACATGAGTATATAGATTACCAACTCCATAGCTTAACCTCTCTTTCAAATTAGGATAATTAGGAACAGGGCAGTAAGAAAATTCCTTTTCCGGAAGCTCCGGAATATCAAAACTATCAAAGTACTTTATCCACCTGGGTATATAAGTGATCTGGATAGAACCACACCAGAAGAACAGCAGGGAATCGAACTGCATATCATCCGCCAGATGAGATTCCCCGGTACCAGAATCGCTATGCACAATCGTAATACACTTATTAATGCGTCTGGCCACGGAGAGAAAATTAAAATGAGACCGGATTAAGTACATGGAATCAGTCAGATCACGCAGTTTCTTATCAATATCAAAAGACTGGCTAAACAGATAAACCGTATGATGATAATGACGCTGGAGCTTAAAATAATTTCTATACTCCTTTTTAAACCCTTTAAAATCCCGGCTGTCCCATACCATTCCAACTTCATCAATAAGAATTACAGACTCAGAAGGAATAGAATAAAATCCGATATCCTCAGGATTAAAATAATAAGCCCCCGGAATAGGAACCGTAGAATAAACCGGACGCCCTTTCTTCAGATACTTTAAACAAGTTTTTGTAAGATACGTTGTCTTTCCAGATCCCTTCTTACCAAAACCATAATCAGCTTATATGGATTACGATACCGGATAAACTGGATAATAAAAAGATCATGATAAAACCCAGTATCAAAAAATCAGGAACGCCATCGCATCACCCCCCTTAAAACTTTAAAAACAAGAACCAACAATCAAACAGACAACAAAGAGCAGGAGAGGAGCGGTTATTATAAGAGAATCCATTGATAAATGAAAAAACGGATATAAAAGCAAAATCAAAAAGAAATTCCATAAAAGCAATCATAAGCCACCTCTATTGTACACAGGAGAGAAACGGAGCTTCCCCGATCGGGGAAGCTCACATCTCGATATTGTGTTACACACTATGAAAGATACGGACGAACAGGCTGATAATAAAACCGACAAAGAAGAGGCCGACAACCGCCATTACAAGAGGCGTACTGACAATAAAAGCAACCACACTTGTCATACCAGATATTGCCCATGTAAGCATACTTGTAAAATCTCCGGTAATACCAGACATCCCCCGGATTCACTGGCATAAGCAGGCATAGTAAATAAAACAGCCATCATCATAGCCAACCCGGAAGAACCATACTTCTTACACCTCGAATACAACCGAACCATCATGTTACGCATAGAAATTACCTCCTTAATAAATTTTTCTAAATATATTGATAAGCTTTCTAAGAAGCATTATCCCAATCACTGAGATTCCGATAATATTAGCAGTCCAGAACCCATTCCAAAGGGCGGTAAACGACTTAAAAATAAGATCTGACAATTGTTTGAACGCATCCATAACTACCTCCTTAAAAAATGACCTAACAGAATTTTAAAAACAGAATAGAAACAGTCTGTCAGGTAAAGAAGCACCAGAATTAAAATAATATAAACCACTGGTTCAAACCCATATGGTATATCACCTATGAGCTTGACGACCTCTTCCATAAGCACAGCCATACACCTCCAATCAAAAATATAGTAACTAACATGATGCAGTACATTTTATAATCAAATGAATCCGATTCATAAACCGTTACATCCGTTACCTGATAAAGACCGTATATATTCTCATTAGCAAGGCTTGAAGAAGAGGAAGAGCGGTAATAGCGCGTCCGGTAAGAGGGATATCCATAACGGTAAATATCACTCGATGTATTTGTCAGTACAGACCGGAGTGTAAAAAGGTTATACTCATAATCTGAACTATCGAATTGATCTGTATAAAACAACCTGCCAACCAGATTACCGCTTCCGACATTAAACAAATAGCCGGAATCATCAATCCATAAAGAAGCCTGCAAAGATAAAGGAAACACTAATTTACAGGACTGACCGCCAAATACCCCATCATATACAACCACGTTACGGTCAGGAAGATTACCAACAGCATAAGAATCAGAATCCGCAATAAGCGAAAAAACTTCCGTATCTTCCATTTCATACGCCGCATCGGACGGGGAAGCAAGTAACGGACCGGATAATAAATCACGTATCTCAGCCACGACCGCATAAAGTTCTGAATTCGAAACATACTCATCCTCCGTTAAATCATACATATGATCATTGTCATCATGAACAGACAAATCAGCATCGGCAGGAGTAGCGACAGATGCATAAGCAGATACCGGATGGCAGATACACCAAGCAATACCAGTAGAGCCAAAATACGTAAAAGGCAAGGGCTATAAAGAGTATATTTATTTTCCACATCATAACCTCTCTTTTCTAAATCTGATAATAAGTGAACCGACCAATACAGCCATTACGGATACTCCAATATAAAACGAACCAAGACTAATATTCTGAAGGAGTGAAACAGAAAGAACCCAGTCAACAAATTTACCAATCAGCCAAACAGTATAATCAAAAAATCCTGCATATTATTCCCCCTTATTGATAAGTGTTACGATCACAGCAATGGCAATAAAAATAACAATAAACGTTGATAGAAACGCAGGCAGATAACCAAACACAGCAGTAAGATAAGCAAGTGCTTTCGGTATTTGTGTAATCAGCAAAATCAGCATTTTAAAAGCATTAATAACAAAATTAATAACCAAAGCAATAACTTCCACGATGGAATCAAAGAACTTGAACAATCCAAAACCTCCTTACATGTAACACATAATAGCGACAGCTCCGGAGCAGGCCAAAGAGCCGGCAGACAAAAAATGTATTACAATTAAGCTTTATACCGCGCATAACCGATCAGCATCAGACAGATAACAAGAGTGAGAGAGAGTATAATCGGAAAATTAAAAGCCCCCCATGCTTTCAAAAACAGATTGCATATAATTTCCTACGAACATAACAGAAGAAAGGACACCAACAGCCATTCCTGATTCCGGAGTTCCAAAATCAAAGTCAGCAAGAGCAGAATTAACAGTATCTGTAATACTATCCTCAACATTCTGGTATTCGTCAAAAGTGGAAGAGAGCGATTCAGAAGTAGAATCCATTTTGAAGAATCCCAATCATTCTTTAAAGAATCCATATTCTTATCGTTATTTTGAGTTATTTTATCTGTGTTTTTATCGTTATTCTGAGTTACTTTATCTGTATTTTTATCATTGTTCTGGGTAATCTTATTAGTATTCTGATCATTATTTTGTGTTATCTTATCAGCATTTTTATCCGCATTTCCAGTAATTGAGTTACCGAGATTAGTTAATCCGGAAGAAATACTATTCTGCAAATTCGTTATAGTATTAGTGATTGTGTTCATGATCGTAGTGGTAGAAGTAGTAATCTGATTACTGATATTACTCACAGTGTTACTGATATTCGTTACTACATTTTTGATGATAGTTGTATTAGCGGCAGTAGTCTGCCCCTGAGACCCTGAATCAGACTTTGGTATATAACTCGAAGAAACAGAATATACACCAATATTCTGACTAAAATACGGATCACTACCAGTAGACTTACAAAGCAACGCAAATCGCATATCAGATGCAAGCAAATCATAAGGAGGCGTAAACGTCAGTATAGCTTTACCAGCATAAGACGATAAGGAAGCCCCCCAAAGATTAGGAAATGTACCGAGGAATGTAGACTGATCATACAAATCAATCCCATTCAGGACATAAGGTACATTAAACACAATGGAATATTCATACCCCTTATAAAACCATACATTAGACAAAGTGGGCATTTGCACAAAAATCCAGGCATTAGGAAGATGGCCCATATAGATACCACCATAAGGAACTTTTGAATTATTACCAACATATTGATAATAAAGCTTTGGATGAGTAGAAGTATCCCCCACATACAAACCATTCAATTCCTCGTATACATTACCTGTATAAACAAAGGTAGTTACCGAAAAAGCTGAATGGCCAGATTTAAGTTCAAAATTAAAAACATACCTTGAACCAGCAATAGCATGAATCGGAAAATAGAAACTATAAGCAAGATCATTCGGAAGCTTCACATAATATTTACTAAAATCTGAAATCGTTTTAGACGACCATGTTCCATTAGACTGATATTCTTCTAAAATAAGAGATTTAACATCACTTAATTTAAGTCCCATTATCTGCACTTCCATACCATTAGGAGTACCAGAATTTAATGTAACATACTTAAGATACCGTTGAGCAGTAGCAGGAACACTAGGATTAGTCCCCATAGTGATATATTTACCAGTAGAATCAACATATTGATTTACCTGAGTAAGATCAAGATCAGAAGCAGCCAACGCCATAGGCTGCATTAATAATTGATCCGTATAATAATCAGCATCCGGCTGCACCGCATCCGAAGCCGTAGCCAGATCATCAGCAAATACAGGGAACACAAAAGACACGGCCAGAGCAACAGCCAGAACAAGAGAGTAGACAGATTTTCGATTCATAAAAGGCCCCCTCAAAAATTAATAGCGAACAGTTGAAAAAGCCTTAAAACCATGGTACGATAAAGAGAGCGATTTCCAACTATGCGCGAAACACTTCTTTAACGAATAGTTAGCGCTAAAAAGCGCCATTTTACATCAATTACATAAAGGAGCCATTTTACATGAAACTTCAACGGCTATACAGTCTCACCCGCCAGGCTATCGACCACTACCATCTGATTGAGGACGGCGACCATATCGCTGTCGGTATATCCGGCGGTAAAGACAGCCTCACTTTATTATATGCCTTACAGGGATTAAAACAATTTTATCCGAAGCAATTTGAATTATCCGCTATTACAGTAGATTTGGGCTTTGGAGAATTTGACTTATCTCCTGTCAAAGAACTCTGTGAGCGATTTTCAGTTCCTTATACGATAGTTTCTACGGAAATCGGAAAAATATTGTTCGACACACGCGAGGAATCCAATCCGTGCGCCCTCTGTGCAAAGCTTCGCAAAGGCGCTTTAAATGAAGCGGCCATAAAACTGGGCTGTAATAAAATTGCTTATGCGCATCATCGTGAGGACCTGATCGAAACCATGTTATTATCATTAATTTATGAAGGCCGGTTTTACGCATTTTCTCCCAGTACGTATTTGGACCGTACCGGATTAACGGTGATTCGCCCGATGATTTACGTTAAGGAAGCCGATGTAATTGGCTTTAAGAACAAATACGATTTACCGGTATGTAAAAATCCGTGTCCTGTGGACGGCCATACAAAACGGGAATATGTTAAAAATTTAACGAAAACACTGGAACGGGAAAATCCGGGTGTAAAAGATCGTCTTTTCCATGCGATTGTCGATGGAAATATTGAAGGCTGGCCGGAAATTCTCAGCAAACCCACAACGGAAGTTATAAAAAGTCATGAATAAATCATGAAGGAATCATGAACGAATCAGGAGGCATCAATTATGAGTACACTCTCCTACCATCAGCAGAGAGATATTGAGAATGTAAAACATTTAAGGGAACTGATCCGGGAACTTCCGCCCTTCTGCGCCGATTTCTTTCGTGGAATCGAGCCGCGCACCTCCTCTAGGACCAGAATTGCCTATGCGTATGATTTAAAAGTATTCTTCGATTTCCTTTTAAAGGAAAACCCTGTGATTGCGAAAATGGATATGAAAGACATCAGTCTGGACCATCTCGACAATTTAAAGCTTGTGGACATGGAAGAATATATGGAGTATTTGAAATACCGTTTTAACGATAAAAATCAGGAAGTCACCAATAAAGAACGCGGAATCATGCGAAAATTTCTTCGCTGAAGAGCTTCTATAATTATTATTACCGGAATGAACGCCTTGTAAACAACCCGGCGGCTCTGGTACAGCTTCCCAAGCTTCACGAAAAAGAGATTATTCGTCTCGACGTGGACGAAGTCGCTCTTCTGCTGGACGAGGTAGAAAAGGGAGATGCGCTCACGGAGAAACAGAAAAGCTATCACGATAAGACGAAGCTGCGCGACCTGGCTCTGCTGACGCTGATGCTGGGGACTGGTATTCGTGTGTCGGAGTGCGTTGGCCTGGATATTGATGATATAGACTTTAAAAATGGCGGAATCCGCATTCACAGAAAAGGCGGAAAGGAAGTAACTGTTTATTTCGGCTCTGAGGTTGAAGACGCCTTAACGATTATCTGGAAGAACGGAAAATGATCATTGCCGAGGAAGGCCACGAATCGGCCCTGTTTCTCTCTCTCCAGAGAAAGAGACTCGCCGTGCGCAGTGTGGAAAATCTGGTAAAAAAATACGCGCGGATCGTGACCCCTTTAAAGAAAATTACGCCGCATAAGCTGCGCAGCACCTATGGAACCAATCTGTATAAAGAGACAAATGACATCTATCTGGTCGCAGATGTGCTGGGACACGCCGACGTCAATACGACGAAAAAGCATTACGCGGCTCTTGAAGATGAACGCCGGCGCAGTGCGCGGAATAAAGTACGGCTTCGTGAGGACTGA